CCATCAACTAATCCTTTTGAGTTGAACGGTTAAGACACCTTCAAGGGAACCTGGAGTGCCAGCTATGACACGTGCTACAAGCATACCAGGGAAGATGTTTGTAGGAGCAGCGATAAGTGTACCGTTGCGTTGAAAGGGGGCAGTTTCTTCAATGTCAATAGCCGCTGTGAGCTGTGTTGTACCACTGCCAGGAGCCACAGCAGCACTGCACACAAGCACGTCGACAGTACAGGCTGCACCGCCTGTGACAGAGCAATCAGCACCGACACCTGCTACTCGCCAGACACCTTCAATACACCGCCACATATACGCAGCGAGAGGGGTAGCAAAGAGACGATCAAAGAGAAACTCAAAGGGAGAGTATACACGGTCACCACTATCTTTGAAGCCGCCTTCATCAATGTTGAGGATTGTGTTACCTGTGTTCTTATCAACCACTTTGAGATTGGTATAAATAGCCATCTTTTACCTCCTAGTGAAACCGTTAGTAGCTGTCGGTAACGTTGGTGTTAAGGCTGATAAAGGGTTACTCCCTCCTTGTCCATTTTGACCACCTTGCTGTCCCTGTGGTACTTGTCCTTTCACTTGATCTAACAACTGCTGTACATCAGGTGGGAGGTTAGTAGGTTGTGTTTGTGGACCAATGGGCATACCACTTTGTTGTTGTTGGCGCATAAGGATTTGTTGCATTTCTCCCATAGTGACAACAACGTTGTCTAAACCGCGTACACCTATGCCGCTTCTCCACACCATCTGTATGAGAGCGGGTAAGTTGATAGTGTACCCCTGCTGTGCAAGCATTTGTTGAGTGTTAGGGTTGAGGAACATATTGAGAAAGACCATGAGACGCTGTGCACGTTCGCTGTCTGCTTGGAATTGAAGGGAACCTACCCACTCATACTCAAAGTCACCAGCAATGTCTCGTTTCTTTATAAGTGACGTTGGTTTCTCTTTGTTAGGATCATAGAAAGCTATCCCCCCTGGTATACGCATGAGTTGATCTTCGGGGATCATGTTGGCTACTTTGTAGATGTCACTGAGGCCAGGGGTGAGAACACCTTGTTCTATCACCTCAGCAATGTCTTGTATATCAGCCATACCGAGGTTGATAAGTGATGAGACAGCTTCACCACTGCGGGGCATATTCCTACCAGGTTGCCCTTCAGCTATTGTCCCTGCACCACCCATACTTTGCATCATTGCATTGGTAACTTGCCATGCTCGTAAGAAGTTGTTGCTGGTGTTAGGGGGTTGAACGTTGAGCATCACATCCTTTGGATTCTCACTACCAAAATCCCACTTCGCTCCACCTTTGTATTTGAAAGTGTCCCTTCTCATGCCGCTGGAACCGCCAAAAGCAACAAAGCCACCTTCTCTATCAACAGCATCTTTGAACTGGTTAAACATATCCCCTTGCACATCGTCAAGTGCTTCAATGTCTTCTATTTGTGCGGTGGTGTATGTTTCACCTGGTAAGGGACGATGGATAGCCATTCTATACATAGGATCATCATACATTGATTTGAAGAAGCCCACTATCCGTGGTCCACCTACAAGATTCCATGCAATGTAGACTTGGTAGAGTTCACCATCACGGCGTATCCATTTCTCAGTGAGTGAGACAAAGGGGTTCGTGCTGTTTTGTTTATTTAAGGTGCTTTTGATATTCTCTATCTTTTGGTCAACGTTGCTGTTGGGGTTAGAGATACCTTGATACGCCATACGCTCTACGAGGTGATAAGGCCAGTCTGGTGTGGTGAGATCATCACGGTTGATTTGGTCAACAATACCCTTTGCAACGAAGGTGTTGTATCTACTGTAAGAGAAGAGTAAATCTTCAAACACATCCTCCGCTTGTTGGATAGTGGGGGATGTTTCAGGATAAATATAAAAGGAAAAAGGGTCAACTGCACGTTGAGTAGGCCACACCTCCCCTTTTTGAATATCCACACTTGTCTTGAGGATGCAGAAACCGTAGATGATCATTGAACGGGAGAGTTGGCTGATGTTACTACGTGTGTCTATCTTCTTGCGCATAACATAACGCATGAAAGCGTCAATGTTGCTTACACGTTCAGCAGGGGTAGTGTAGCTGTCAGACGGTTGCACTTCAAACCATTTTACAGTTGGTGTTAACAGCTTCGTCACACGTACTGCTGCACGTTCTATAACACGTCGAGCTGCGGGGATGTTGTAGACACCTGTGCTGCTATCACTTGGTACGTAAGAGGGATCGTAATAACCAAACCACTTCTTTCTACTGTTCAACATGCGTTGTTCAACATACCGCCGTCTCATTCGTATCTCAGCAGTCTGTTCACAATACGCAGTGCGGTATGCTGCTTTGAGCTGTGTTTCTTGGGTGATAGCCACTTTTATCTCTGTCTGTTAAAAGGGAAAGGGAGCTGTAGTGATATTGTACGTTTGGGAGAGGGGAGGTGTCAAGCCTTGGTTAACCTGTGATACGCTTCATAGCCGCTGTATCAGTGTCATTTAACCACTTCAGCATAGTGTTATCATGCCTTTGGATAGAGAATTGAGAACGACGAGTTTGTTGCATTTCTTGTTGGTCTTCAAAGGGCAAGCCCCATTTTACATAGTTCTCTGCACCATACCGCCAAGCGCATGCTATATCAGCAAAGAAGCGATCTTCCACAGGTTTGTCAGCAGTTATGCCGCTGCGAGAGTGGGGGAAGTGGTAGCCACCTTCTAGCGCACCTATCAGTGTCTTGCATTTATCACCGATGAGGATAAGCGGTAAGCCACAAGGGCAAGGTGTCTTAGGTTCAAGTAGCCCTCGCACGTACTGTAGAGAGGGAGTGAGGTGAAAGTAGCCATGCTTAAAAGGTATTTGATACTCATTAATAAGTATCTTCATATCACTTCTGCTGTCTTTGTTGCTGCTACTTTGGCGGAAACCGCTTCTATCACCACAATCTCTGATGAGAGTAGCGTTGCTGTAGAGGGCTTGAGTGTGAGGCATTACATATTTTTTATACAATGTATGCACGTTTACGTTAGCTGCATCTGTTATTTCACTCAAGGCGAAGTAATGGTTAGTGCGGTGTGTGCATTTATAGAGGTTAGCAAAGAGAACGGCGGGGTGGAGATAACCAAAATCCCAACTACGGATTAGTGGGAGGTCAGGTCTGAATTTGAGCGGGGCAACATGCACAGCATGTTTGAATTGAGGGAAAACAGGTATTCCTTTATACGCTGGTATGCTTTCCCCGTAGATAACACGTCGAACGGTGTTAGTGTTATGGCCCATTTTGTGCTGAACAGCAACTAACCCCTTCCCATAATCATCACCCACGAAAGGGTTGTCATGGGTAGAAACCATCATCCATGTTACTTCATCCTCCCCAATGTGGTGAATACCTGGCTTATCACCAAAGAGTTTATGGAGCCAATGACTATAAGGAGGGGGATTAGAAGAAACCATACCATGTAATGAACCATGTCGTCTATTCTCCATAGAGTAGGTATGTCTATCAAAGTGGATATGAGGTAGACGTAGACGAGATAGAAGGCCAGCACTTGTACTATCTCCAATGAAGTATTCCTCCATACTTTCTTGAGCATCATCTACCCAGAAGAGGCCATAAGATGAGCCAAGGGCTTCATTGAGGTTTTTGCTCTGTACTGCGTAGAGGATGCTTTCGTTGGGGAAGTTTATTGTGGAGTAGTCACCTTGTTTTTTGTCACGGAACATTTTCTTCTGGTAGAAGTCAGAGTCGATATAACCATGTTGCACTAAGCGTTTGATGCACGCTTTTATTTCACGCCAGGAGGATTTGTAAAGTAACTTGTAATCTACACGTGAGACGATGCCAATGTTCTCAGGGATGGTTAATGATAAGTAGACACATTTGATAGCAAAGGCGAGGCTCTTTGCACTACCTACACCACCCTGACAGTAGAGGTACTTTGTGGTGCAGTCAAGGATGTCTTGTTGATGGGGGAGGATGTGTTGGTGTACTTCACCCTGCTGTTCACAGTGAGGGAGTACACAATCAGGGAAGAAGTCTATGAGATCGTAGGTTGTTTGTTTATCAGACATAGCGGTCATTCTATCCTACCCAAACCTGTTACTTCACACTCTATAACAGAGTTATCACTTCCATATTTAGTTGCGCTGAGTACACAGACATATTTACATATAGAGGGTTCATTACAGTAGGGATGCTCTATTGTGTACAAGGTCCTATCACCCATTTCTAATTGTGAAATATCGTGGATTGTACAAGTAGTAAGGAAGCGTTGGATAGCAGAGCAGGCGCCAATGTGGCAACAGGCAAATTCACTTACAGATAAAATACCGATTCCCATATGTATAACTCCTTATACCCCAGCTCTTACTGAAGCGTAGTAGAAATCTATCACACTGTCAATACGAGTGCGGAGTGTTTCTTTCCAGTTCTCAAGGCGGTAGACTTTGCTCTGCCTTGCACCAATGGGGATGATTTTGCCAGTGTATAAGCGCTTAACAGTCGCTACACGAATGGCATCTTCCCCTCTATCCCTAGAGATACCATTGACGATACCTGTATAGACACGCACACAGACATTTTTGTCAATAACGTGGCTGTAGACAGCTTCCTTGACATTGGGGAGGATGATAAGGGTAAAGCCTCTGTGACGTAAGAAAGTATCCATTTCCTCAATGGTAATTGCATAATACGTTCTCATTAACATAATCCTTTGTAGGAGAGGGAGATAATTTCCTTGTAACCCTAACCCTTTTGCAGTATAAGGTAACTGCACCTGCTCCTGCTCATAAGTCGCCTCAGTATTATACTCTAACTGGTAAGGTTTGACTATGCGTATCCTGTCGAAGGTGACAGCAGGTTTCTCCACATCGCTCAGTCCAGTGGATGAAAAGAGCGATAAAGGTGTTTTGGGGTTAGTGCTGTTAGGTACACAACTATTCACTGCCATTGCCCCCTTCCTCCCTCTCATCAAACTCACCCTTCAGACCGCAACAAAATGCTTGAAAAGCATACACCTTTCTGGTATAATCTTCAAGATGAGAACGTTTAAGAATCGTAACTGCAAACTTCGCTATATGGCATTCTCTACCGCTGATGTTATCATTGACATGATCCAACAAAAGCCAGGGGGGAGAGTATGGTGGTTCTCCCTTGGCAAGAAAGGGAGAGATAACAGAGATGCCATCAGAAAGAAGATTGCAGACACCCTCCTCCACTCCTTCTACGATGACAACTTCATCTCCATACTGTTAAAAGGTGCACTTGATGATAAGGGAAAGCCACAGGGTGATAAGACACTGTATCAGTCGCTACTCTCCAATGTCTACAGTGATAGCGCACAGCAGCTCTATGCTGATTGGTTGAGGGTTAGTAAGAGACAAGAATGCGATGTATAAGGTAAAGGCTGGCATTATCAAACCGCTTAAAACGGCACGATTATTGGGAGTAACTAGCTCGTAGCTATTTTCTCATTTCGCCAATAACTTGTCAGCCTTTACCTCCCTTTTGTAGTGATGAAGCAGTGGGGTAGTTGAGATGATACAGGGTGTCGCGGTTAATGATGATGGGTCTGTGCTGGTAGCTGTAAGTATGTGGGATGAAGTGCTGTATGATGAAAAGACAAAGGTTGAGCAGTACAACAGTCTCAGTTGTTACTGGCAAGAGCGGTTAAATGAACACGATACTTCTGTATGTAATATCGCTTTTCATTCTGGCGGTGAACATCAGTTTCGGCTTGCTTAACCTTTTGATTTTAATAGGGGGGTGGTGTTTGAGGCGTTTGAGAGTGAAGGTGAAGCATATTAAGAGAAAGGTGTGGGTGAAGGTGATGAGGGCTGTTATTGACGAGAGAAGGGGGTATTATAGGAGGATGGAGAAATGGTGACAGAGGAAGAATATGAAGCATTAAAGGAAAAATATAAAGTTGTTGTGAAGGCTCTCGCTGTCTTTGTATACAGTGAGGGATTGAGTTTAGAGGAAGTGAGAGAGGACGCTAATAAAGTATACGATGAGGTAGGGTGTATAGGTGATAACTAGACATATTACTATAGAGGTTGTTGTTAATATACCGTCAGATGATGTAAAGGAGGAATTTCATACCTTTTCACCTTCATGCAGTATAAGTAAGGAAACCTTTTTGAAGATGATAGATGTTATATTTGATTCTAATGAGTATAAAAGTACAACAAGAGAGCCTGTTAAGATGTATAATGAGGTAGAAAATGGCTGAGTTAGAGGCGGATACCGTTGTCATCCTCTCAAGTGAGTTGATTAGTAAGATAGTAGGTGAATACTTTAACAGGAAGATGTTTAAGGAGAGTGTAGAGATTGTTGATTTGAAGCCGACTGAGACGGGGTATATGTTTAGCGTAGCGTTTATACCTGTGAAGAAGGGTATTGTGAAAGCTGTTGATGAGGAGTTTGAAAGGCAGCTCTTTACAGCACTGCAAGCACAAGAAAAGGAAGATGTTAAGTATATGGCAACAGCTAGTAACGTTACTATGCCTGCTAGGGGCAGTAATGGGAAGTTTATGAAAAGTGAGGTGAAGTGATGGAGAAGCCAAGAGTAGCGAGAACAAGTGTGAAGCCCCCTATTGAAGAGAGTGAAGAGAGTGAAGAGAAAAGTGTGTTGAGTGTATACAAAGCGATGCTTGAGTTGGTGGAAGATATACATAAAGTGTCACTTACACTTGATAATGATGAGGGGTTAGCGAGGGTGTTGAGTGATATTGGTTTGGTGAAAGCGAGTGTAAGTGCAGCGATTGAGAGGGTGGAGATGGAGATACAAATGGCTGCTGATGTGAAGAGGTATGAAGAGGGGGAGCGTAATGGCTGAGGTGGGTTTCATTGTTCAACCTGATGCAATAATGAATGCGACGTTATTGGTTGCAGGACCGTTAGCTACAGGTGACAGTACAAGTGTGTTGACCATTAATGATGGCTATAGCGATGTGAGTGTGCATGTGTATGGAACAGTAGGGGGGAGTACGGTTAGTATTCAAGGGTCATTAAATGGGGTTGTGTTTGGTGCAATGGATGATGCGTATGGCTCACCACTTTCTTTTACATCATTGACACCGTTGGGGCCAATTAAGCCAGTTGGACCTGCTGTGCAGTCTATCAAGGGGGTTGTAACAGGTGGTGCGGGAGTAGCTGTGTTTATAGCGGTGTATATTGTAAAGAAGAGGTAATAGGTATGGTATAAAGGGGCTTTTATGGCAACGGGGACAATTATACTCTGGCCTGGACCGCTTACACTACCGGATGGGACAACTAACAACTTGTTCTGTCAAGCTCAAGTTGTTAAATCAACAGGAACAGAACCTACCAATGCACCAGATGTGTACTTTACTGAGTTGCTCTTTGACGGTACAAGTGATGAGCATGCGCTCTTTACGTTTGTACTTCCTGGGGATTACGCATCAGGAGGGACTGTTGTTATTCACTGGAAGCGTGCATCAGGGACAGGTGCAGCTAACGTAGTGTGGAAGTCAGCTATAGCTGCTATAACCCCAGGTGGTACAGAGGTTCCTAATAGTAAGATTTTCAATACAGTCTCAACAGCAACAACCGCAGCAGGTACTACAAGTCAAGCGTTACAGACAACATCTATTACACCGGCGAGTGACAGTGCCGCTGCAGAAGATATGATTACTGTTATGGTTGGTAGAGACGCTGATAACGCATCAGATACATTAAACGCTGTGGATGCGCAGGTTACAGGTGTATACTTCACGTATACAACAACATAGGTGTGCTATGGCTGATTTTTTATTTGAGGTTGATATTGAACAGCGAGACCAGACAGTTGATACGATCACAGTTGATGTTACAAATGTAGCATCCCGCAGTGAAGCACGTACTGAACTCGATGCATTTGTAGCACAATATGCTGATACTAAATACCGGCGTGGAACACAAGCTATTCGTAGAACAACCGTAAGGGATAGGAATACACGTGGCTGATTATCTCTTTCAAGTTATTATTACTTACAATGACAATAGTACCGTTGGTATTACTGTTGATGTCGTTGAGCAAGAACATATGTTGCTGGCAAGGGATAAGGCCATAGCTGTTGTTACAGAGAATCAGAGTAAATATGAGCGTCCGGAGCTGACAATTACAAGTATAGCAGCAGTCGAAGCACAAAGGGTACAATGATGGCGTTGTTTGTCATAGATGTAAACTACAGTGATGGCAGCACAGTACGTATACATCATACAGCACCACTTGAGCGGCAAGTTAAACTTTGGTTTGCTGTCCATCGACGGATATATGAGCGTCCAGGGCTTATGATTATCAGTGTGCTCATACTAAGGGCAGACGATGCCAGTTCAATTTGATGGAACAGACGCAAGGATTAGTACTACTGATACTGTAGGTGCCCCAACAGCACTGCCAATTACGATGGCTTGCGTTGTACGATTTGATGCTGTTACCCGCTGGCATGGCCTCTTACAAATCGCCACTAACAGTGTTGCAAGGGGGATTGAGTGGGAGATTAATAACACAAATAATATGCACCTGTCAGATAATAGTGGGTCTGTAACATCATTTGCAAGTACGGGCTCTGTTGCAGCGAATGTATGGTATTTCCTGGCTACAACTGTTACAAGTGCTGCATCAAATAATGTACGCCACTTTTGCTATAATCTTGAGACCAAGGCTATCGTTTTCAATGAAACCGCTACTCGAAACCCATGGACGTATACTGGCCCTGCAGCTGGTGAGGATTACACCATAGGTGCGTGGACGAATACCGGTGCCAGTTTTAGCGACTTCATGGATGGAACACTGGATTGGATTGCTATTTATAATAGAGATTACAATACAACTGAGTCTATGCTGGTATTAGCAACTCTCGGTCCTTATGCACTTGGTATTCCTGTGGGGTTTTGGGATTTACTTGACGGTGTTGAGGGGGCAACAACCACAGTAGCACGTGAGCGTATTAATGGTAACACTGGTACACTTACCAATGTGAACTTTGACAGTAATGGTGGTTGGCGTCCAGTAAGTTTGTCTGGACCTTGGTGGCAGACAGCGTATAGGTATGTAATCCGCCCTCAAGCTGGTGGTGGTACACTGTACACAACAACAGTTGCTGGTACTTTTACACCTGTAGGGGTGTTAGTAAAGCAGGTTAATAAAGCATTATCAGCAGGGTTAACACCAGTTGGGTTGCTTGTTAAATCGGTAAGGAAGGTGTTGAGTGGTGTTGTAGGTGTGAGTGGAACATTAGCAGTTGCCCTTAGAAGTGCTGTTAGTTTAGCGGGCTCTTTGACACCGGTTGGGTTGCTTGTAAAGCGGGTTAATAAGACTTTGTTAGGTACAGTTACACCTACAGGGGTGTTGAGTAAACAGGTTAATAAGGTATTTGTAGGGGTAGTAACACCTTTAGGGGTGCTAAGTAAACAGGTTAATAAAGTGTTAAGCGGTGCGCTTTCTTTTGTTGGTAGTATATCAAGTGTTTTTATCAGTGGCGGTGGGACTTTATATGTAGTTACAGTTGACGGGGCTGTAGCGTTATCAGGGGTAGTTGTTAAGGGGGTTAATAAGGTAGTAGGTGGGGTAGTTACACCTACTGGTGTGGTGGTTAAGAGAGTTGGTAAGATACTGGTAGGGGTAGTTACACCTGTAGGGGGTGTGATAAATGCAGCGCGGTTTAGTGTTATCTTAGCTGGTGCTGTAGCTCTGTCAGGGAGTTTGGTTAAGAGGGTTGGTAAGGTGTTGAGTGGTAGTGTAGGGGTAAGTGGTAGTGTTGTTAAGAGGGTTAGTAAGGTTTTGGGAGGGGTGGTTACACCAGTAGGGAGTGTTGTTAAGGTAGTGAGTAAGAGGTTGAGTGGCAGTGTAACACCAGTAGGGGGTTTAGTTGTAAACTATATCAGGAGGGTGACGTTGAGTGGAGCAGTGGGGTTGGTAGGGTTAGCTGGAAGTCTTACGAGTGTCTTTATAGCAGGTAGCGGGGTAGTGTTGAGTACAATGCTACCGTGGTTTAGGAGAAAGGTAAGGAGGTAGTTGTGAATGCTGAGAGTGTAGTAAGACCGTTTGGGGTTGTGAGGGTGAGTAAGGTTGAGGCTATACCAAAGGGGAGGTTGACGTTTAAGGAGGTGGTGTATTGGAGTATGCCTCACACGGGGTTAGCACCAGAGGTGATGAAGTGGCGCTGTGCAAATGCGAAGAGGTTGATAGGTCAGGTGTGGAAGTTGCAGTTGATGAAGAAAGCGAGTGCAATTAGTGGGCATAAGTTTATGTATGGAACACTGTGGGTGAGGAAGTTTGATGGGCTTTCAGGGGAGGATAGGTTGTTTGGGATAGCGAGTTTTAACGTGGTGACAAATGCAGGGAGAGATGAGTTGGTAGATGAGTTTGATGCTGCCACAGCAGCGGGGTTTGATTTAACAACGTTTAACTTTCATGGTCTTGGGACAGGGAGTACAGCTGAAGCTGCTACGCAGACAGCGTTGACAACAGAGTTGACAACAGAGTATACAGGGAATATCAGGGCAACAGGAGTGCAGAGTCAACCGACGAGTGATGTGTACACAAGTGTAGCAACGAATACGTTGGATAGTGGAACACCTACAGTGGCAGAGCATGGACTGTTCTCAGCTAATGCTGCCGGTACAATGTGGGATAGGTCACTGACGGGGGCTTTTCCATTAGTAGGGACGAATGGTGATGGATTGCAGACTACTTATAATTTGACTATCGCAAGTGGAGGGTAAGGATATGGCAGAGCAAGTGTCTCTTGAGGATGTTGGGAATGCTGAAGCGGTGTTGAGTAGGTTAGTGCAAGAGAGGAAGAGTCTGGAGAATGCAGGGAAGGTGTTACAGACGTATAGGAAGGTAAAGACGGAGTTGCAGCCCGCTTTGGATAAGTTGAGTGAGGTAGAGGGGAAGGTGGAGGAAGTGCAGCAACGGTTGAGTAACATGCAAGCGCAGGAGAAGGTTGCGTTGGATAAGGTGGAGAAGAACATTGCAGCGTATGAGAGGAAGAGGGGGGAGCAGGTTGAGGAGAATATAAGGAAGTTGGAAGCGACAAAGGCGAAGTTGGAGGGGGAGAATGAGAAGATGAGAGGGGAGATGAAGGAGGAGGTTGAGAGGTATGAGAAGGATATACGAGAGGCTAGTGTGGAGTTAGAGAGGATTAATACGTTGTTAGAGAAGGCGAAGAGTGAACATGGAGTCCTTGCTGAAGCGGTGGTTAGAGCTGCTCAGATGTTTATATGAGGGGGTAAGTAGTGCCACTTGTAAGGAAGTTGGTAGT